AACTAATCCGTATCGCTCAATGGCTGGCGGTATTCCGTTAGGGGTAAACACGATCTTGATAACGTCTTGAATCTCAACGGCTAGAAGTTCAGCCTGATCTGCGGTGTTCTTGTCGTGCAGGGTTACGTTCAAGCTGCTAAAGCGTAGCTCTGGTTGGTCGTAGCGACCTAGCAAATAGTCAGCCAGAATAAGTGAGTCAGCATCGCTAGTTAGTAACAGCCCGTCTAGGGATAAAGTCTGTACGCCATAAATGTCTTGCGATAAAAGGTTGTCAGCTACCTGTGGAGTTCCACCCTCACGAGTAATTACCACGCGGTTGTAAAGGTTCTCTGAACCATAGATAACGGAAATGTTGTTATAGCCTACGGATTCAGGGCGTTCATCGTCAGCAAAGATTAGGGTATCTACAAGTGGTGGAACTGTGATGCGGTCACGGAATGTGAGCGCACCTGACTTAGACATAAACAATGCGCCGGGTTCTGTGGACTCAACCAGTTGCAGGTATTGCAGGGCGTTGTTGTTCTCTGGCACAACGTCTGCTTGCAGGGTTTCTTGTCCGGGGTCAATGTCGCGCTCACCAGCAGGCCAAGCTACTTCTGGGCGGTTGATAATTGTTTCAATACGTTCACCAGATAACTGAGCTACGTTTGTGAATGAGTCAATCTGGGTAGCCGATAACTGCAAAAAACCATCTACGCAGCTGATCGAAGCATAGGACTTGCCGCCTAGCTCGTAGCTTAAATCCCAGTCATCTATGTACCCAGTGAACTGACGGATTCCGTTGGTTTCAATAACCACTTGCTTTCTAGGCAAAATCTGGGAACGGTACGGGCTGTCCTCGTAGAACGGGTCAAAGGTTCTATCGTCATTGTGCAGGGTAACTGATGCGTTGCCTGCGGTGAAGCGGTCTAGCTCCCGTGACTTGCCCCGTGAAATAGAAGCACTAGCGACATAATTAGTAACATCAACCAGAACATCGCCACCAAGAACGAAGTCGCTATCAAGAACGCCGCGAACTGGATCATCAAGCGCAAAGAAAGAACCACCTGATGCTGTGAGGTCAAACGCAATGTAGACCTTAGTTTCTGGATTAGACATTTATGCGCTCGCAAATACCGGGCCACTGGTGCGCTCATATCTCTTAATGGCATCCACAATGTCACGACCAATGGAAGCACCGTCTGCGCCCATGCCTGCATTGACGGTTAGGTTGATTGTGTTTCCCATAGGCATATTGTTACGGTTCAAAGGCACAACGGCTTCTGGCCCGGCTTCACCGATAAGAGCCAGAGTTGGCTTGTTTACAATTCCACCCTTAGCCATTGCAGGTACGGCAACACCAAGTTCCCCTGCTAGTTTCTCGATGGCTGTTCTTTCTTTCTTTGTAAGTTTGCCACCAGATTTCTTAGCTTTAGAAAGTTGCTTATTAACGTAATCAACGGCTGACTGGTTAGTAATAGTAGAAGTGTCTGTGCCTTGTATAGACAAACCGCTTCCCTTTAGTGCTTCAAGGATGCCAGCAACCATCTGCTCACCAAGAGTGATGCCTTGCCTGTAAAACGCTTCAGCTGCTTGTGAGCCAGTTTGATCTGCAACCAGTTTTAACGCATCAACCATCGTGTTTATCTGGCTAACCATTGTCGTTCCACCAGCAATGATTTCATCGGCAATCTTTGAACCGGCATCTGCGCCTGCTGCTAAAACTTGACTGATGCCTGTTTCAGATAAACCAAGAGCAATAAGTCTTTGCACCTTTTGCGCAAAGCTAGTGGCTTGCTCTGCTTGATCCGTTAAATTCTGGAAGAAAGTTTTGCCATTGGTATCAGCATTAAATTTCAAATAACCAGTAATAGAACCTGAAATGCTTTTAGCGTAATCATTAAACTTTTGACGTGCTTCATCTAAAGATGAAGTTGCTGAATCTATACGTTCTTTGAATACAGGTATTAAAGCATTTACAGCCTTAAACGCATCTGTTATTTTCTTAACCCCTGCTGCGCTTCTATCACCTGCGCCATTTACAGATTGGCCTGTTTTTGAAATTTCATCGCCTAATGCTTTGGCTTCATTAGCCATTGCGCTTAAGTCCTCAGTTTGCTTTGCTAGTTCAGTTGTGAATTTGTTAAAGCCATCGTAAGCAGAATCAACCGCAGCAGTTAATCCATCTGCTCGCCATGTGATCTCACTAATAGCAGAACCAGTTTGTTTAAATTCACCATTATTTATCCCAAGAACTTTGCCTAACTTATGCGCCTTAAGCATTAAAGAATCCCAGCCAGACATCAAAGAGTTAATTGCGCGAATTATGAAGTTAATTGCGCTGATGACTCCGTTTGCTAAAGATTCAAAAAAACCAACAACTTGGCGAATGGTTGTATAAATAGCTTCGCTCCAAGTCATTGTGGCATCTGCTGATTTATTAAGAGAACTAACAACTGCAAGAATTCCTAAAGGAACTAAAAAAATCTTTTTAGTTACGAACAAAATCGCCGCTGCTAATCCGTTCAAACCCTTGATCAGATAACTAATAGCAATCAAAGCCGGGCCAATAGCTGCTGCAATTAAACCAATTTTTACAGCACTAGCCAAGGCTTCAGGCGATAAACCTTGTAACGCTCCTACAAACTTTTGAATCTGTGGCAAAACCTGATTGCGAACTACGCCAATTAAGTTGATAAGAACTGGTGTAAAGACTGCACCGATAGAAGCAGTTGTATCTTCCACCTGTGCTGCTAAGAACTTTTGCTGTGCTGCTAGACCACCAGAAGTGCGCTCTACGTCACCTTGTTGAAGTGCGGTGTCTTTGAGAATTAACGAATAAGCAGCTTGGGACTTAATCGCAATAGGCAATGTGCCTTTACTTGTAGAAATTAAACCAAGTCGTAATGCTTCTTCTTTAAGGCGCACATCATTTAGAGCTACACCAAATCGCTTAAGCGGTTCTGTTTCCCCGGATAGACCAGAACGCAAAGCGTTAAGAGCATCGTCAATCGGCACATCGTTGAAGGAAGCCATGTCTGCTGCTAGTTCAACTAACGTCATAGACATTTCTGTGGATTGCTTGCGACCTAAACCAAATGCTTGGAACAAGTTTCCGTAAGTACCAGCAGCCTGCAATGCAGCCCGGCTAGAGATACCTAGAGTGGTGGCAGTTGTTTTACCCCACGCTTGAACTTCTTTAGCCTGCTCACCAAAGACTGCGTTTACTTTTGATTCTGCTTCAGCTAAGGCAGATGCAGCTTGTGTAGTCTTGAACATCGCAGCAGCAACACCAGCCAATGGAAGCGTGATGTTTCTAGTAAGGCTTTGACCTGTGGTTAAAAAACTTTTACTAACAGATTGAGTAATACCACCAAAGGTATTGCCCATTGCTCTGCCGTGTTTCTCAATGTCTTTGAAAGCGTTAGTTAAGCCAGCAGTGTTGCCAATAAATTTGACTTCATAGCTTTTGCTTGCTGTGGCTGCCACTAAGACTCCTAAGTGGCAGAAGCACCTGCCATTAACTCTAAGAATTCACGGAGCATATCTGCCCGTACTTCCTTTTGACTCATTCCATTGTACCTAGATAAGTCAATGTCCTTAAATTCTATTTCACATTTAGCGCATACCTTGGTGAGTGTGCATCTGCATTCCCAATGGTCTACTGGTCTTTGTGACTCACGCCTTGTAACTGTTACAGGTGGTCGGTCTGTGTAGCGATGCTCAGGTGCTTGCATAATTTCACCGTGACCACGCAAGGTATGGAATACGGCATTAGGTGCGTGTTGTGGTGCAAAGAATATACGGGCTGGATCGCTAGTCTGTGGATCGCCAACAATGTCTAGGAACTCGTGCATCTGCTTCCAGACTGAATACCATTCGTGGCTAGGCACAGGTTCAGCAAACGGAATAACAATATGCCAGTGCTGGTCATCAGGTGCGTGGCTGTAAGTCGTATAGGCAATGTATTCAAAGCCTTGCAGTTTGTCTAACGTATCGGCTAGGGCTTCACCGTCTAGATCAGCAACGAATGCGTTAATGGCGATGACGTTCTTGTTACCGCGATAACCGTTCTCAACGTAAGTAACAGGGCTGTATAGATGCCCTTTGTATTTGTCCTCACGTTCAGCATGATTAGAAAGTAAAGCTACAAAGTCAGCCCAAGTATCGGCATAGGGCTTTGGCTTGTTGTCCTTTACAGACCACCATTTAACTGCGTACATAGATCAGACGCTAGCAGATGTTATACGGAATGTCTAGCCCATTTAGAGCTTGTAAAGTATACGTTCTAGGGCTTTTAGGTATTCCCGGTTGATCGTTTCTGACATTCCTTCAATAGTCGGCCAGAACCAATAACCCTTATTTCCTGAGCCTAATCTAGCCGAACGCCTAGGGAATTGCCTTAATCTGTCAGAGCCAAATTCAGAACCAAAGAATACGTCACCCCTAGTGACCTTGGTTTTACGCCTACGGTTAGGGCGTGATTTAGATACAAACGCAGCAGATCCGTTTAACTTGATTACAGGCACACGGTCTGGTCTAGCCCTAAAGCCCTTAGCAACTTCCATAGCTTGCCTTGGATTGTCAGCATAAGATGCGTGTGACTGAACTTCCGTAACCACTTGCCCAATAAGGATCACAGATGCCTTGCGAATCTCTTGGTTAAACATTGGGTCTTGCTTTGCCCAGCGAGCTAGTGAGGGGTATAACCCAGCAATTTGAATCTCAACTTGAGCGTAGTTAGCGCGACCACTTAAAAACTTTGATTCTGCCATTATGTCCCCTGACTATTTCGCCATCGCAGGTACATTCCCATAGTGAAAAGCATACGCTCAGACTCTTGCAGTAAAACTGATGGAGCAATACCAGTTTCACATGCTAGATAAGCCAAATACCAGTGTTGGGATGAGTCACCCAACCCAACTATTTTGGGCTTTCTTCACTCGCTTCTATGGTATCTACGTCATCGCACCAGTCAAGAAATTCTTTTTTAGTCTTGTTCATACGGTGCGACCAATGCCACGCTAACCATAATAAGTCAGTGATGCGAAAGTCATTCTCTAGAGAAGAAATACTTTTAGTGAACTTGTCCTCAAACGCAACAAGGTCACGAGCAGTAGCAGAAACTTCCTCTACTGTTTTATCTTCAAAAGTAACGCGCAGGTTGATCTTCATTGTTAGACAGTTCCGCGAACGACTGTGCCAGATACTGGCCAAGTTACAGACAAGGTAGCGATATCGCCAACGCTTGAAGCAAATGGTGAGTAGCTGTTCACTAAGCAAGTTGCTGTGTATGAAGGGTTAGTGCTGTTTACAGTTCCCGAAGTTGGAACGATAACAACAGTAGCCAAAGTGTTAAGCAATGGGTAAAGAGTCACATCTACTTGGGATGCACCAAAGTCCTGCATGAACTGAAGTGTTAGAGAACCGGACTTTAGACCGCCGATACGGGTGCGCCATTCGCCACCGAAAGCAGTTGTTTCTAGATCGTCTGACTCAATAGCGAGTTCAACGCTGTTTAAGTTTGTAGAGAAGTTTGTACCGTTTACAGTTACCTTGTAATCGGTGGCTGCGAATTTCGCCATGTTGTGTTGCTCCCTTAGTCTGCGTAGCAGAGAACTAAGAACTCTGCTGCTAAATAGTTTACTTCACCGACAGCGATACTTGCATAAGCTCTCATATCGGTAACTCTTAAATCATACACTTTCCCACCAAGTGTCTTATCTCGTTCAATAGCCAATTTGATGCTGGATGCACCAGTGCTAGAACAGAAGGCATCTATGGCATTTTGGGCTGATCTTTCAGCTACGCGACCAACAAGAACCACAACTGTAAAGGTGTAGGTCTGCATCCCACGCTGAAACGTATCATCGTAAGAAATTGAATCAGGCTGAACAATGGCAATCGGTGGACTTGGATTATCAGGCATAACGGCTGCTGTTCGTAGCCCGGTAATGCTTGCAAGGTTGGTGGCAATCCCTGTGCGGATTTCAGATAGTTGAGCCATTACGCAAAGCCACGCATACGGCGATAAGGCGAAACCAACTGTGCAACGTCTGGGTCAATGTCCCTAGTAACAGAGATCGCGCCAAGATCGCCGAAGCCGGCCACGCCGAGAGGGCTATCGAGTCGCTTGAAAATTCTGCTTGCTTGAATGATGCAAGCCTGAGTGATAGCGATAGGCACAGATGAATAACCAAAGACGGCTGTTAATTTAACAAGTGCCTGACCTGACTCAACCGGGAACAAGTAATTCTCGACAGCACGAATGCGTGTGTAAGGAACTTGTAGACCATCTACGTTGCCGTTAAGTGGTTCTAGTTGATAGTCACCCACTGCCCAAGTCGTATCAAATACGCCATCGCCAGCAGAAGAACTTTGTAGCGTTATCGCTGTACCAGAGATATCGTCAATCTGGGTAATGTAAGAATCGTCAGCTGCGTAGTAGCGCGTGGCTGTACCAGATGAATAAAAGTAACGCCCAGCGTGTCCGTCAATAGCTCGTGATGCAGACTCAACAGCCATCTCTAACAGGCTGTCATCTACGGCATCTTGAATTCTGAGTGCGGCTTTGAGCTGCGCTAAAGTTGCGTATCCGTTGTTTATTGCCAAAGTAACTCCTAAGTCTAGGTCTATTCTACTTGCGTTCTACTAATGCCCTACGGATACCTTCACGCAAAGTAATCTGCGGAATAAAATACTGATGCGATAAATGCGAATCACCAACGCGATACTCAACGCCAGTAGGCGCAGTCACTATGTGGTTAAAGATTGGCTTGATGCCTGCTTCCTCGCAGACCATTTGGGCAAGGTCATTGAAGCTAGTGGCAAAGCCTGAACATAGATTGAACGTGCCAAAGTACCCAGTCTGAACGTGCCACAGCACAGCCTGAACAATGTCCTCAATGTGGATAAAGTCGCGCACTTGCTCACCGTCACCCCAAATGTCAAAGACTTCTAC